TGAGAAGGCTGCTGCTGAGAAGGCTGCCGCCGAGAAAGCCGCTGCTGAGAAAGCCGCTGCTGAGAAAGCTGCAGCTGAGAAGGCTGCCGCTGAGAAAGCCGCTGCTGAGAAGGCTGCCGCCGAGAAAGCCGCTGCTGAGAAGGCTGCCGCTGAGAAAGCCGCTGCTGAGAAGGCTGCCGCTGAGAAAGCCGCTGCTGAGAAGGCTGCCGCTGAGAAAGCCGCTGCTGAGAAGGCTGCCGCCGAAAATAACGAAGAGCATATTAAATTTGAGCCTGTAGCTTAATTTTTTGCTGAATATTTTTACTTAAAAAATTCCATAATATTTTCAACATAAATTTTCCATATGAGTTCAAATGTAATAAGGTTATATCTTGTAAAGTATCTCCATAGGTTTTACTAGATATTAGTTTTGCCAATTCAATCGCAAGCTTCATTTGTGTAAAATGTTTCCAACCAAATCCCTTACTATCGAATATCCAACTCCATTTTTGACCTTTGAATAAATCCAACGTATCTTTATAATGCTTTATAATACCAACTGAATCATTATATTTTATTGCTTTTGCGGGACACGTGTAAAATACGTGTATTCCATCATTTTCACTTATTTTTGAAAAAGAATGGCTATTTGGGTATTCGTCACATATTTTACAAACATAACTCATTCTATTTGTAAAATATACATATAATAACTGTGTATATCAAACGATTCTATATTATTAACTCAATAAATACACTTAAAGGTGTAATAGTTCTTATAATATATATGGATAACAATAAAAATTTACTAATCACCACCACATATAAAAATAATTTTACATTATTAGAATTGTTTTATAAATTTTATAAACATGTATGGAACCCTAGCAATTTTTTATTTATAGTGGGTAATACAGATGAGGATAAAAGTAAAAATATAAATATAATAAATCATAGTTTACATATTGACTTACAAGTTTTATATAATATTAATTTGGGCGAATTTCCTACTGTAAACGACGGAATACTTTATAATGATAAAAATATTTATGTATATATTTATGATACACAGTTAAACTATCCAACTAATTTTGCATGGGATAGAACAAGAGATTTTTTATTGGAAGGACTACATAAAGGGTTGGAAAATATAGGACATCCAATTTTTAAACATAATTATTATATAAATGTAGATAATGACGATTTATTATATACAAACAACGCTGAATATACTCTACAAAACAATTTGAATAAATTTCATACATTAGAGTACATACCAAAAGATACATTTACTATCGATAATCAAATGAAATTCATATCTTGTTCTTATTATTACCAACATAAATCCAGAAACGACACAATAATAGATAAACAACATACATTATGTAGATGGATTCTATATAATGAATCAGATGGTAACTGTCATCATAAATGTGAAGAAATATTTGGTAAAGAACACTATAAAAATTGTGAAGAATTTGATATAAATGATATTAAACAATGTTGTTTTGCGTTTGGATGTCCTTCACTAGAAGCATTGATAAATGAAAAACATTGGCAACAAACGATGATAAGTGATGGTAAAATGAGTATGAGTTCTGATGTAACACAAGATAAAATAAAAGAAGATTTCTATAAATATTATTGTTATGATTGTTTAACTGACGATGAAAAACAAAATATACCCATTTTAACAACTGACTTTTTTGTGAATATTATGAATACATAATTACACACATTTGATAAGTACATTAGGTATTTATCAAACTAAAAAATTATTTTGATCTTTTTGTATAAACGTATTAAAATTCTGTTTTCTTGGTGTATTTAATATGGATATTGCATATAAAATTGATAAATATACATTATCTATAATTTTATTAAAATGGAGAAAATTAATCAATTAATAGTGGACTTTTCTAAAAAATATCCTTGTTTAAAATGTGTTGACATAGAAACTTGTTCTTATAACAACTTATATATTGCAAGGTGTGTAGGAGACATAACGGGTGATTATAAACTAATAAAAAAGGGAAGAATTATAAATATATTACCTAAAAAAATAATTTTATCGGATGTTGCTTTGAAAAAAAAAGACGAAGATCTTTTATTTATATTTATTCATGAATGTACGCATGCGATTACTCCTCGTGTAGAAAGAAAGGTAAAAAATGAATATGTAAGAATAGACCATTCCAGACTTTTCTACGAAAACTTTCTAGAATTATTGAATTTGGCATATAAGTTAAAATATATAAATTATACCTTTTCAAATATCAAAGAACTAATGATAAGGGATAATAGAAATGAAAATATAAAAAATGATTATAAAATATATTCCAAAAAAAATGATTAAAATATATTGTAACTTATAAAATAAAAGTTTTTTATTGTGTTGAAATAATTGACAACGTAAAAAAGCATAAAATTGATATATTTTGTAGCAGTTAGTGGAATTAAACTAAAACAAATAATTAATAAAGTTATAACAAAATGATTGAAATAGAAGAATTTAAATCATATTACAACGAATATTGCAGACTAAAAAATTTAAAAAATAAAATATATGAATTTGAAAATATTGACAAAGAAATAGAACTACGAAAAAAATGCGAAGAATCATTTAAAAAAATAGAAATTGAAAAACAAACAGAAGAAATTTGTTTAATTGCTGTTAAATTGAATGGAATGTTATTAGAATTTGTAAATCATCAAACAGAGGATATTTGCTTAGAAGCATTAAAAACTCCACCATATAATGGAGCAATTGAAAGTTATAGTGTAGAAATTATGAGTCCATTTAAATTTGTAAAAGATAAAACACCAAAAATGTGCTTAGCTGCTGCGACTCATTATGGAGGAGAGGATGCGTTTACAAATATAAAAGAACAAACCCTAGAAATATGTTTAGAAGCAGTTAAATATAATGGTAGGACATTACAATATATAAAAGAACAAACCTTAGAAATATGTTTAGAGGCTGTTAAAAATGATAGTTCTGCATTTCAGTATGTAAAAGATCAAACGCCGGAAATATGCTTAGAAGCAGTTCGAAATAATGGTTACAATCTTGAGTTAGTTAAAGAACAAACACCAAAATTATGTTTAGAAGCTGTTAAAAATACAGTAGGGGCTCTGCAGTTTGTAAAAGAACAAACATATGAATTATGTCTATTTGCTGTAAAACAAAATGTATTAGCCATAGGTTTTGTGAAAGAGCAAACACCAGAATTATGCTTGTACGCTGTGGAAGAAAATGGTGATGTCATAAGAGAGGTTAGAGAGCAAACACATAAATTATGTTTGGTTGCTGTCAGACAAAATGGGAAGGCATTATTAGGTGTAAAAGAACAAACAGAAGAGATCTGTTTAGAAGCTGTCAAACAAAATGGATTAGCTTTAAATTTTGTGAAAAAGCAAACTAAAAAAATATGCTGGGCAGCAATAGAAAATACACCAGAAGCTATAAAATATGTAAAAAAACAAACAGAAAAAATGTGTTTAGAATCTGTCAAACGAAATGGGTATAATTTACTACATGTAAGAAAACAAACAGAAGAAATATGCTTGACCGCAATAGAAAATACAGCAGTAGCTCTAAAATATGTAAATAATCAAACAGAAAAAATATGTTTAGCTGCTGTAAGAAAAAGTGGAATGGTTTTACCTTTTGTCAAAAATAAAACAGACGAAATAATTACAGAAGCAAAAAATAGTCAGGGTAATGCTTTAGATGAGATAGCTTTACAAGATATGGAGGGCGATTATTAAATTTAATTTATATTATTAAAAAGAGTGTATATACGGTCTTTTTTATTTGCAACCAAATTAAGTATAAACTTAAAATATTTAAAGCTAATTTGTAATAATAATGTAGTTTAAATATGAGTGATTATATTTGGTGGTTTGTAGATCATATCTATAATAATCGTTTGACACCGTCTGAGGGTGCAAGTGCGTGTGCTTCTGGTGCAACAGTAGGAGGAGCAGGAGGAGCAAATTTTTTAGGAGCAGGAGCGGGGTGTGCTGCTGGTATTATTAGTGATGCTATTACAAGGTTAATTATGGGTAATAGTTATTCTCAACCTAATTATGATTATATGTATCCTATGCCTATCGGTTACGAACTTATACCACCTGAAAACAATGAAAATTCTTCTTGTCCGGTTAATGAAGGTTCTGATTCTTGTCCTATTTCAGATCCAGCGTTCGATTCTACATACGGACCTCCTACCTGTCCTGGTTCTGATTCTTGTCCTATTTCAGATCCAGCGTTCGAATCTACATTCGGGCCTCCCACAGGTCAGGGTTCTGATGCATTTCCCACAGTTTCTGGTAATGATGTTGTTAATACATTTTAGAAATAAAAAAACTATATAAAGATTTAGGTATTATTTAAAATGATAATGGAAGCGAACCAAATGGAAGCGAACCAAATAGAAGCGAACCAAATGGAAGCGAACCAAATGGAAGCGAATCAAAATATAATAATAAATAGGTATAGTATAGTTAGAGAAACTGCTATATATGTAGGTGTAACAGTAAAAAATACTTTAATTGTTCTAGGAACACATATGTTTAACGAAACAGTTCGTATTGGAAGTACGATGATTGTATCATATACTGTTAGTAATACTATTGATTGGGGTATGCAACAACTACCTAAAATTGTAGATAAATTAAAAGAAAATGGAATTGTAGATAAATTAAAAGAATATGGATTTGTAGATAAATTAAAAGAATATGGAATTTTTAAAATATTATGAAATTTTTAAAAATAGCCAAGTATATTGGCATAACAATAGTATTTATTGTATAAATGTATATAATAAATAATATAGAAATAAAAACAAATAATAAAAGAAGAATAATGGATTTATTAGAGGATTATTTTACGAAGGAAGAAGCAGAAATTCTACCAGATTGTGAAATAATTAAAAAAATTAATAATGAAACAACACCTTTTATAGAGAGTGATGAGAATGGTGAATATGATTTGTCAAGAAAACATTTGTCGATACGTAGTGGACATCGTGCCCCATGGTCGAATAATAGTATTGAATGGGATGAAAAAGAATTTTTTTCTAATTTTGTTTCCTTAGATAAAAACGATTTAACACCATCAAACCTAAAAAAATTAGAAGGAACTTTCATATTATTGGAATGGAATGGTTGGTTTGATGGTTTTTATGTTCATTGTTCGCATATCTCTTTCATGAGAGTCTATAAAGATAAAGATAAAAGATGCGACTGGGATGATGACGGAATATACGTTTGTAACGCAAAATATAAGCACTTATATGATGTACCTGCGATGTTTTACAAACAAAGTAACGATTTATATCAGTATTTAACAACAAGTAAATTAACTGAATTACAAAATTATAGTAGTCATGATGGGAATATAACCTGGTCTTATCAATGGAAAATATGGATTCCTTCAGATTCTTATAAGAAGCTTTTTGTGTAATGTTTTTTACCTCCATTTTGATTGTCATTGGAAACATAAACATCATCTCGTTCAGGTGTAGAAAGGTCAATGGAAAGATCATCTCGTTCAGTCGTAGAAAGGTCAATGGAAAGATCTGCTTGTTCTGGCATAGATGAATTCGGTTGGTTTGACGGTTTATCCCAAGGATTAGGTTGAGGATGAAACTTATTTCTATAAGCTTTAAACATTTTTTTGCTTATAGTTCTCGGTATGATACGCGGGAATCCACCTTTTTTTGTTTGTTTATGTAATTTTTTACATTTAAAATTAGCATCTCTCGCATATCCTGATTTGCACTTATTTACACAACGATTTGTTTTTGGGTTTAATTCTTTATTTTCAGCGCATTCCTTTTTCTTTTGTGTTTTGTTATTCAGTGATTTATACACAATTTCAACTGGGTCGCTTTCTTTACTTACTATATTTACTATTTCTTTTTTCTTTTTTTGGGTTTTGTTTTTCTTACATTTAAATTCCGCATCTCTTGAGTACCCTTCTTTGCATTTATTAATACAACGTTTCGTTTTTGGATTACGTTCTTTTCCTGTCGGGCATAAAACTATTAATTCTTCTATGAACTCTTTCTCATTCTTGGGTAATTGTTCCATTTTCTTTTCTAGTTCTTGTTTTTCGGTTCCTTCTACCAAAAAGTGATTTTCAAATCTCATATTATATTTATCTAATAATCCATTACTTTTTAAAATAAATTCGTATTTATTTACAACTTCACTTGGAGATGGACGTTCAAATACATTAAAAGTCATCATACTTAAAAATAACAATCTTAAATCGTTATATAATTTTCTATCAATTAAGTCTTTTGTTGTTTTCAATATTGAAAATAAACTAAAACCGATTGAGTAATTATCAAAAGTTTCAAAAGATTTATTTATAAATCTTTTATAATCCTCATCACTATTTTTTAAATTCTCATATGTGTTATAAAAATCTCTTACGATTCTTATAGAAAAATCCATTTCATTTTCGTTTTTATCCATTAAATCATTTTTAATTATTTCAAATGGTTCATTATAATCTTGAAATGTATTTTGTATATAAGTATTTCTATCTCGTCCTTCTCTTGCGGTTAGTCTTTTATATTCAATCTTATTATAAAATAATATATCAGGAGGAAAAGACCAATGTGCGCCAAAAGGATAATAAGAGTTATTTGCACCTTTAAGCATTTCTTTTATAGTTGTCATTAATCCAAAATCGATAAAATTTACACGTCCTGTTTTTTCATTATATACTATGTTTTGTTGTTTTAAATCATGATGAACTATACCATTATCCATTAACACTTTGGAACCATATATTAAACGAGACATATCTAACCAAAAATTTTCTAATCTACGTCTATTGGTGCTATTCACCTTTAATTTTTTGAGTTTATTTTCTATTTGAGATAAATTATCACCACCATTTTTCAATAACAACAATTTATACTGTGTGTTTATCCACGCACTACTAAAACGTTTGCATTCATCAACTGCTATTTTATTTTCTTTGTTAGTATCTGGAAAACAAGAATCGGGTTTACCTAAATGAAAATCTTCATTTTTATCTGCTTTTTGAATTAATTTAAATTCTTTTAATTCATCATTTGCGTTCTTCTTTGTTAATATTTTTGAAACTTTGGTTGGGTCTGGATTGTATGGTTTATTTTTACATTTCAAAGGAGGGTTATGAACGCATCCATAAGACCCTTCACCTACCTTTTTGGGATTTGACATTTGATATATATATATATAATTATATTTATCAAATAATTGTTTACACTTTACCTTGTAATTCATCTAACTTTAATTCAAGATCTAATATTTCATTATCACTTAAAATACCTTTCTTTTTACCATCCTTTATTTTCTTTTGAATATTTTTTATTTCTTTTTTCTTATCTTTTTCACTTAATTCTACTTTCTTTTCAACCTTAATTTCGTTACCTAACGCATCAAATACAGTTTTATTCGCTTCTTGGAATATATCATCTTTTTTATTTTCTTCTTCTTTTGATATAGATTCACCTTCTCTACGAAGTCGTCCTTTTTCCATAATCCATTTTTCTTGTGTAACCGCATTAGTAAATTCTTTGTTATGTGAAATAATAACAACACCTCCCTTAAATTCGTGAATAGCGTTTGTCAACGCTCCTAAACCATCTCTATCTAGATAGTTAGTAGGCTCATCTAATATAATCAAATGTGGATTTTGCCATAAAGAAGCTGCCAATACAACCTTTACTTTCTGACCCCCAGATAATGATTTAATTAGCGTATGATTAGCTTGCTCTGGGTCAATTCCAAAGTTAGCAAAATGCTTTTCAATATCCTTTGTAGTAAGTGTTTTTGATACAAGACCTTCTTTTACAGCTTCTTTTTCATCATGACGTTGGACTAATTTTGTTGCGCCCATTTTAATAAGAATATCACGTTTAACCCACATAGTATTTTCTTCTGACATTCCTTTCCATTTTACTTCATATTCTTTCATTTTAATTGATTTATTTTCACGCCTCTCCAATATAGTATCAACAGTTACTGCTCTTTCTTCTTCCTTAGGAGTGCTACAAGCTCGTAATTCCAGCAAATCACCGCCAGCATAAATAAAATACTTCATAATTTTCTCATCTTCGTCCGCATCCTTGTTAATCATATCTACACCTTCTTTATCTTCATTACCCGCAAAACGCCACATAATATATTGAGTAGGGGTTTTATGTAAGTGTTTTTCCAAGTGATGAAAAGCGTGTTGTGCAATATATGCTACACGTAATCCTGGATGTTTTGTAACTTTACCTTGTGTAGTTTTTAATTCGCCTATCAAAATTTTAATAGCAGTTGATTTACCAGCGCCATTTGCACCGATAACTCCCACTCTTGATACGCGAGAACATTCAATATTAATATCATAAATTGTAGGTGTATCTCTGGTAGGATATTGAAATGTAACATTTTCCATTTTCAATAAGGTCTTTGATAAACTTTTTACACCTTCTAATGGAGTTGGTTCAGGAAAAACGAATTTAACTACATCATTTTTTAGTTCAAAATAACCTTTCTTTTCAGGAAATGCTTCTACAAACTCTTGTAACACTTTTCCTTGACTACCAGAAAACATCTTTAATTTACGATTTTGGAAATCAATAATATGAGTACACATTTCATTTAAGAAAGATGAATCGTGTGAAGTTGTTATAATTGAACCTCCACCAGTCATAAAATTCTTTAACCAGTTTTTAATCCAAGCAATATTAGTAACATCCAAATGTCCGGTTGGCTCATCCAACATAAGAATATCAGCATTCATCAATGTAGCCGCACACAATTGCATTTTCATTTTCCAACCACCAGAATATGTTGTTACACCCATTTCCATATCAGCAGCACGGTCCTTACCTATATTCTTTTTTCCATTACCAAAACCGATTTCTTCCATAACTACCTCGACTTGTTCTCTAGTTACATGTGGTTCCATCTTATATATTACATTACAACAATGAACTACCCAATCTACACCACATAGATCTATATTTAAAATAGGAAATCCTTTATCATCTTCACCTACCTCCATTTCCGGGATTTCGTGTTCTACAAAAATTGTTTTCAATTCATCTTTCTTTGGAAATCCTTCAACTTGTTCGTTAGCAATCGCACGCATAAGTGTTGTTTTACCACAATTGTTTGGACCTAAAAGACCGTAAAAACGGTTTTGCTTTAAATGTAGATTTGTATTATTCAATAAGGTTAACGCACCATAAGCTAATGAAAAACTACCTTTATATAAATCTTTTCCTTCTTCTGTATCTTCATATACATCTTCCTTTACTATAAAGAATTCCATAGAACTTTTCAATATGTTTTCAACAATATCTTCCAATACCTGATTATCTACGTTCATATACTTGGTAAATGTTTGTAGCCATTCATCACGCTCAAAACTATTACTATTACACATATTTGTAATTAGAAGTGCCAAATAATCTAAATTCATATCGTTCATTGCTATATTGTTTTCACTTATATGTTTTGTAATAGCTTCTACAAAATCCTGCTTTTCTTTCATAAATTTGGTTGTTTCATCTACCGAACAACAAGACTTAAGTGTATTTAATGATTTATTACTCATCTTCCTTGCTTCTGGGTCACTAATTGTTTCAGTGCAATATTCCATCTTTGTTTTTAATGTGCTATAAAATGGAAGAATTTCTTTAGGATGCTCGATTAATTTACACATATTATCAACAATTACACAAGATAAACGTTTTGTAGCCGTTTTTTTATCTATCAAACCACGTTGAAGTATAGGCGTAATTAATGACAATGCTGGTGCTTCTACATTTTGGACGAATACACAACTTGCTAATGATTCCACGCAATCATATATACTGGTTGGGTCTTTTAAACCTTTCAATACTACTGGTGTAAAACTATCCAAATCGTTATTACCACTGCATTTTAATAATACTTCCAATATATTAGAAGCTTCTGTTTTTACAGATTGATTCACATCATTTACGTCTGATGAAACAATGGGAATTAATTCAGGCATAGATATTTTTATTTGTTTTTGATTTTTAGTGATTAGAGTTTTCAAAGCAACATATGCGTATTGTTTTTCAAATCTAACAGGATTTTTAATGTAACTACATAAAATATCACAAACGTAAGGAGTAGACCACGGATGAATAGTATTAATAATATCATTCATCATTCTTTCCGAATGACTGAAATAAGGTCGTTTATTCTTCAACTTGTAGATTTCAAAAATCTGTTGTATTAGGTTAATCAAATGTAAATCATGAATAGAACTCCATTCTATAGTATTATCATCTTGATATAGATTTTTTATATTATCGCAAAAAGCATCAATATCTTCTACTTTATTTGTTACGGAAATATTCTGGAAGAAATCCATAACACTACTTTTATTAATAGTTTTTTTCTATATTATTTATGCTATAAAATTGATTGTTTAGTAATGCATTAATATCAAACTATATTAATAATGAAACCAACTATTATCCCCGGCTATAAAGGCGTAATGCCATTGGATTTAAGTGGTGTTGACCCAAAATACCACGAAAATATGATTAAACAACACCAAGAAGACATAAAAGAATATCAGGAATATCAAAAAGATTTACCCAAGAAGTTAAAATATGAAAATACAACCGAGAAAGCTATGAATTTATTAAAAAAGGATAGAGAATGGATAGCAAGGATTGCCAATAAAAACCGTTTGGAAGAAATAGAAAAAGACAAAAAATACTTCGAAGGAAAAATACGATATTTACAATATCAACAATTTAAATAATTTTACGCGGAAGAAGTAAAAATAAAAGTCCGGCGAGGTTTTGAAAATTGGACATTTTTAAAATGTCCAAAATCGATTTTGTCAAAATAGTTTTGTAAAAACACTTTTCAAAAATGGAGGTTCATAGCATATTGCAGGTATTTTCATTTTTTATTGAAAAATATGACTGCATACAATTTTAAGTATTTTACGCTGAAAATGATTTAGAGAACTTTTTGTGTTCTATATTATATAGAATATTTAGAACATAAATGGTTCCAAAAAGTTCAATAAAATATGAATGTAAATTATGTGATTATAATACAGTCAGACAAAGTCAATATGATAGACATTTAAATACTGCAAAACATCAAAATAGAACGATTCGAACAGAAAAGGTTCTAAAAGGTTCCAACTTATTTGAATGTGATTGTGGTAAGGTATATAAAGCACGTAATAGTTTATGGTATCATAAACAGAAATGTAATTACAAGAATGAAGATGTAGTAGAATTAAACAATACGGTGAATACTGAAACTATAGATTCAGGATTAATAGTAGAATTATTAAAACAAAATAAGGAACTACACGAAATGGTTATAGATTTAGCAAAGAATTCTGGTAATACTACTAACAATACTACAAATAATAACAACACAAATATAACTAATAATCGGTTTAACTTAAATGTATTTTTAAATGAGACTTGTAAGGATGCTATTAACCTGAATGATTTTATTCAATCTATCGAATTGAATGTAAATGATTTTATTAACACAGGAGAACTAGGATTTGTAAAAGGAATATCAAATATAATGGTGGAACGCATACGAGATATGGAACCACATACAAGACCAATTCATTGTACTGATTTAAAACGAGAGGTTGTTTACGTAAAAGATTCAGATAAATGGGCGAAAGAAGATGAAAACAAGACTCATTTAAGAAAGGCAGTCCGTATAGTAGCAAATAAAAACAAGGAACAAGTCCATCCTTGGAGGGCTTTAAATCCAAATTCGGATATATTGGATACACCTGAATGTGATAAGTTTTTTGAATATACAAAAGCATCATTGGGTGGATATGGAAAAGAAGAAGATATGAAATTTGAGAACAAAATCATCAATAATATTCTGAAAGAAACAGTTATTGATAAAAATGATAGAATAAGTAATTAGTTTGAATACCCTATAAATAGTATTTTTGTAAATATATTATCAAAAATGTTATTTGCTTTATTATTGAATTTATGTATGCTAGTAAATACTTTAGATATGATTCATCTAAATACTAGCAATTTAATAACTGTGAAAGGACCAATTACTGATGATTTAGCCACACAGTTTGTGTATGAAATCAACCAAAAACAGGAAAAAAACGATATATATGTATTTATCGATACGAATGGTGGTTCTGTTGATGCTGGTAATCAAATAGTTGAAGAAATAGAGAAATATGAGTTAAATTGTATAGCCGCACGGGCAATCAGTATGGGTTTCATTATTTTACAGTCTTGTAATAAACGATATATCACAAAATATGGTTTTTTGATGCAGCATCAGATGAGTTATGGTGTAACCGGTGAAAAAGAACATATAGATAGTTATGTAAAATTTGTAAATGGAATATCAGACACATTACAACAAATACAAGCTGATAAAATAGGTATACCAAGGGAAGAGTTCAAACAAAAAACGTTAAATGATTGGTGGTTATTTGGTGAAGATGCGGTTACCCAAAACTGTGTAGATGAAATAGTAAAAGTATCTTGTTCGTCTGAATTAACAAATCAAACATATACAGAGGATAGTGGTTCTTATACTTATACATACTCAAAATGCCCTTTGGTAAAGAACCATGTAAAAAAGAAGAAAAATAAGAACGTGAATATAGAAGATTTCTTCTACTTTGTATAAGAAAAAACTTATGGAAATTATATAAAGTTATTATTTTATAAATTGTAATGGAGAAATCTATAGACGTAAAGCATCTAGAACAATTGAAAAATGACATAGAATCATTAAATAAATTTCATCAAGTGGAAATATTAAAGATATTTTCAAAGAATTTATGTAAGCTGAATGAGAACAAAAATGGAATTTTCATAAACATGTCGTTTCTATCAAGTGAAGTAATCGAAGAATTAGACAAATACCTAGAATATATAAAAGAACAAACAGAAGCTATTCAGACAGTAGAATATCAAAAGGAGGAGTTTAAAAATATTCTCGACCAAGATGAAATTGAGAACACTATTGCCTATAGCTCAATAAATTAATTTTGAAAAAAGAATAAAGACAGCATATGTATTATATATAACTATGTCTAATTTTTGCAATAACCTATTTTTTTATGACAATCCACCAATTGAATTGTCACAAATTATTACAGACTTAAATCCATATATGTATACAAATAATACAAAAACGCCAGATAAGTCAAAATCTATAAATACAGTTCCTCCACCATCATTAAGTATAGTAGAAAAACCTAATCCAAAACCAATGATGGAATTAATAATACCCAATCAAAAAGATACATTATTCTGGTGTCTATACATTGTAGCGAATGGATATAACGATTTTCAACAAATTACAAGAAATCATCGTGTTCGACAATTAGAAGTTCAGAAATTAGTAATCGATCATATAACCAAGGATAAAAGTGTAATGAAAAATACAAATATGAAATTTACAAATGTGGCTATACAAGAACTAATGTCAGATTTGTTAGGTTTAACCAAAGGAATTAGTTATCAGGTAATGATGTCACTCTGTGTTTTTTACAATATAAATATCTATATGATTGACAATAACAAAAATGTATATTTGAAGTTTATTTCGAATACAGATGTAGAATTACCAATATACGCAATATATCGTAATGAAAACAATGTGTATAGTGTTGATATAGAAGAAATAACAAAGGATAAACAAGAAAGCATAGAAAAGATGATATGTTTAGACAGTTATTTGAGACCATTAAAGACGATTTCAAATTATAAAATAATTGAACTAACGGAATTTGCGAAACAATTGGGTTTACTAGAAGATGATAGAAAATACAAAAAACAGGAATTATACGAAATGATTTATAATAAAATTCGTTGGGATTAGATATACAAAATTGAAATAGATATAAAATAATATATGAATTTATATATATTATATTATGACCGAAAATCAAAACAGGGTAACTTCGAATATGGAAAATACTGAACCAAAAACGACACGGACATTGAAACAAAAGAAGGAAGATTTTGAACGTATTGTAGGTCAGTATTTAGAAAGCAATCCTATACTTCATTTGAATAATAAAGAAAGTGAATTGGAAATACGTTTCGGCACAAATCCAAGAATATCAAAACCTATCAATAAAATCAATTATGATAATGTAGTAAAAAGACTATATTCCTGTGGATTTAAACCTGAAAATACCCGTGGAAAGCAAATACTACGCATACAAAATGAATATATTGATAATCGTACCGGTCAGCTTAAAATGTCAAATATCCGTGCTGAAATAGTAGGAACAGACCTGATACAAGAATATTGTCGAACAAATAATATTCAAAAAGTGATTGATATGCCATCTACGCTATTCAATAAGATAAAATTTACACAAAAGAATTCAGCAATGGATAAAGACGGAAAGTTCATACGTAAATTAGATATGGAGGATTTTAATTTTCGAGTATCATATCAAACAGAACAGGATTTTAATATACAATCCGGAGTTGCAAAGAATATTGTATCAAAATGGACTGATTCTAAAAAGATTTTCCGTTCAATGAATCGTGTAAGATTTTATCACGATGAATATCCAATAGTTGCTGATATTAGTATTGTAAAAGGTTCAAAACGCATGAATAATATTCCAGTTCCTCAATATACTATACAAGAAGCGGAAGTATTTACAAATCAAGAAACTTATGAAATCGAGTTAGAAATTGATAATAAGTTAGTAGGAACCGGAACAAAATACGATAATGTATCTTCTTTAATGGTTGATTTACGTAAATGTATTCGTATAATATTAAGTGGATTACAAGAAAGTAAATATCCAATTTCTTATACGGAACAAAATCAGATATTAGAATCATATATGAGCTTAATTCGCGGTAAAGACTACCAAATGAAACGAGTTTATCCAAAGGATTTCATAGGTCCTGGTTCATTTACATTACAAATAGAAAATATTATTGAACCAAAAGAAGATAGCACTATTGTCAATGTGCGAAATCATTATAGTGTCACAGAAAAAGCAGATGGAGAACGTAAGTTATTGTATATTTCAAACAATGGAAAAATATATCTAATTGATACCAATATGAATGTAATTTTTACGGGTTCTAAGACAAATGAAAAAACCATATTTAATAGTTTACTAGACGGAGAACATATTCGTGAAGATAAACACAATAAATATTTAAATTTGTTTGCTGGGTTTGATATATATTTTGTAAATGGTAAGTCGGTAAGAGAATATCCATTTATACAATACTTAAATGAAGAAGAAATCCAAGAAACTATAGAAAATGATAAAAAAGTGGAAAATAAGTTTCGGTTAGAACTATTAAACCAACTCATTGAATTGATAAAACCAATATCCATATTAGAAACATCTAATAATGATGAAGTCCAACCAAAGGAAAATAAACGCTCATCTGATTTTATTGTAAAATGTAAAAGTTTCAACACAACAATGGATTATGGAAATATATTTGCAGCGTGTTCTAAGAAATTGTCAGATATAAATGATGGATTATTTGAATATAATACCGATGGTTTGATTTTTACACCTATGGATTTACCTATTGGTGGAGATAATAGAGGAGGACAAGCAGGACCATTATATAAATCTACTTGGGATAGGTCATTCAAATGGAAACCGGCAGAATTCAACACTATAGATTTCCTCGTTTCAATAAAAAAAGATAAAACTGGTCGTGATGAGGTTCATCATGTATTTAACGAAGGACGTAACTTGGAAGGTAACCAAGAAGTAACTCAATATAAAACGCTTATATTAAGATGTGGTTTTGATGAAAAAAAGCACGGTTATTTAAATCCTTGTCAAGATATTTTAAATGATAAATTGCCATCGGTAGATGATATTGACAATGAAGAAACTTATAAGCCAGTTCCCTTTCAACCAACAAACCCATATGATGAAAACGCTCATTTATGTAATATAATATTGAAAGGTAATGAAAATGAAATGTTTATGATGACAGAAGAAAATGAATATTTTGAAGACGATATGATAGTAGAATTTAAATATGTAATGGAAAATGAAGAAGGTTGGCGTTGGGTTCCATTGCGTGTAAGATATGATAAAACTGCCGAATTACGTGCGGGTTTGAAGAATTATGGTAACGCTTATCACGTAGCGAATAACAATTGGCATTCTATTCATCACCCAATTACAGAATATATGATTTCTACTGGTGAAAATTTGCCCGAATATGAACCGAGTGATGATGTATATTACAACCGTTCAAATGACGAAACAAATACAAAAGGACTTCGTGATTTTCATAATTTGGTTGTTAAAAAGAATTTGATAATGAGTGTTTCTGAGCGTGATGATACGTTAATTGATTATGCTGTAGGTAAAGCTGGAGATATGCCAAAATGGATACGTTCAAAGTTGAAATTTGTATTCGGTATAGATATTTCAAAGGATAACATTCATAATCAAATCGACGGTGCTTGTGCTAGATTTATAAGAGCAAATAAAAAATATTCAAAACTACCCAAAGTATTGTTTGTTACCGGGAATAGCAGCTTAAATGTTCGCAATGGTGATGCTGTAGATACTGATAAAGATAAACAAATAATAAAAGCAGTATTTGGAAATGGACCAAAGGATATATCATTATTAGGTAAGGGTGTATATAATCAATATGGAGTGGCTGAATCGGGATTTAATGTAAGCTCTTGTCAATTTGCTATTCACTATTTCTTTGAAAACAAAACAACTTTTCATAACTTTATTCGTAATATAGCAGAATGTACTAAGATTAATGGTTATTTCATAGGAACTTGCTATGATGGAAAATATGTATTTAATATGCTTTCCAATAAAAATAAAGAAGAAGGTATTACAATTACTAAAAACGATAGAAAAATATACGAAGTCACGAAGATGTACGACCAAACTGGATTTCCAGATGAAGAGATGAGTTTAGGGTATGCTATTAACGTATATCAAGAGAGTATTAATAAAGTGTTCAGGGAATATTTGGTTAATTTTGACTACTTTACACGTATAATGGACGATTATGGTTTTACATTAATTACCGATGAAGAGGCTACCGCAATGGGATTGCCTAGTGGTTCGGGTATGTTTTCAGAGTTATATAGTGCAATGGAACAAGAAATACAACAAAATCCTCAACGTAAAACAGATTATGGAAGTGCTTCTTATATGTCCCCTGAAGAAAAACAAATATCATTTATGAATCGTTATTTTGTATTTAAAAAGGTTCGTAGTTTAGATGTTAAAAAGATGTCGGATATTATTTTAAACAAAGAAAAAGACACCAGAACAATTGTAGATAATATAATGGAAGAAGAGGAAACAGAAGAGAAAAAAGAGAGTGAAAAAGAAGCAGACACCGAAAAGAAAACCGAAAAGAAAGCCGAAAAGAAAAAAACAACAAGAAAAACAAAAAAAAGTAAAATTATTTTGTAAAGCATAGATTGAAACTTAACTTTGAAATAAAGAAACAATATAGAAATATAGATATTATAATAATTAGCTTGAATTGTTATAATATATACATGTCATATTATCAATTACCACGTACAAATTTTTTAATTCAAAATCATATAGATTATATAGTATCTGAAAATAATCCAGATATATTTATTTCAAATTCATTAGCAACCTACTTGTATGAAATAAAAAAAAGAATAGATATGATAGAGCAAGAATGGGATATTCACAAAAAATATACAAATCCATATGAATACATACATACTCTTATTCCTAATAGGAAGAAATGTGTATCCAAATATATACCACTTTCAAGATCATATTTTAAAATGTTAGAAATTATTAATACATTTGATTTGAAATTTGATTCCAAACCGATTAAAACGTTTCATTTGGCAGAAGGTCCAGGTGGTTTTATAGAAGCAATCGCTAATAAACGTAATTGTAGCTATGATAGTTATATAGGTATGACAATATTGGATGATAAAAATGATCCAAATATACCCGCTTGGAAGAAAACTGATGCATTTCTTAAAAAAAACCCAAATGTGAAAATAGAAACCGGTAAAGATAAAACTGGAAACATTTTGACATTAGAAAATTTTGTATATTGTAAAGAAAAATACGGTTCTTCTATGGATTTTATAACAGGTGATGGTGGATTTGATTTTTCTGAGGATTTTAACAGTCAAGAAATACATATAGCAGATTTGTTAATGGCACAAGTATTTTATGCGTTAATCATGCAGAAAAAAGGAGGTAGCTTTGTTTTAAAAATATTTGATTGTTTTATGAACCACACCATAGATTTATTATATATATTGTCTTCTTTTTATGAAAGTGTCTATATTATAAAACCATATACAAGTAGGTATGCTAACTCTGAAAAATATGTAGTATGCAAGAATTTTATTTATGCAAATAGTAATAGTTATTATGAAATATTGTATGAGACTTTTAATAAAATGGTAGATAATAAGGGTGAAAAAAAGGTCCTACGTTTTTTTAACATCCCATTAAATTATAATTTTGTAATAAAAATGGAAGAATATAATGCTGTTTTCGGGCAACAACAAATCGAAAATATACATTATACAATTTCATTAATAGAAAATAAATTTAAGCAGGAAAAAATAGATAAATTGTTAAAAATAAACGTATCAAAATGTATTTATTGGTGTAATAAACATTATGTTCCTTGTAATAAAGATTTATAAATTTTACATTTATGTTATTGTAAAATTTATCCAGAAATAGAAACATTCAAACAGTGCTTTAATTCGCCAGTTGATGTAACTACAGGTGTTTTTGGTAGTGGATAACCAATTTTATCTTTAATAGTATATCCATTACTAGGGACACCATAAGATAAAGCATTCGCTACGTGTAATCCATAAGCATTGCGGTAAGTAGAAGCATTATTCGTAATTGTATTGTATTTTAATCTCGCAACACGAGAACTGGAAGAAACAGCACCTTGTTGAGCGTATTGATAATTATTAGGTTTATAATATACACGATTATATCTTGGTTGGATATAAGGTTCAGTAGTAGACGATACTACATAAGTTTCAGTAGTATTAGCGGGTGGATAAAATCCAACAGCAAATCCAATAATATTTTTATATTCATTATCTAATACCTCAATTTGTGGAATTTGTTCTGAATTAGGCACATTCCAAACAGGTGGTCGTGTTTCGTTTTCAGTTCCATTTTCAGTTATAGTTACACTTCCAGTTTCAAATATAGGTTGTGTTAAGCCTTCATTGTCAATAATTTCTTGCGAAATAGGTTCGATTTGTAATTCTACCAAGTTAGTATTTGAATTAAAAACAAAATTTATAAAAAATCTCTTTGATTCATTTCGTGAATCAACAAAATAATGCTCGTTTATAATCATTTGGGCGTGGAGAGCATTATTTATATCACTTACATCATAAAACCCTTTTTCTAAAGTAACTGTGAAATTACCATATTGTCCTGCTGGTTCATCAATTATATTACCATCTCCATCAACCGGTTGGCTTCCAGTATTAGCATAAGTAGGATTACCCGCAACCCAACGATAGCTAAATGTTGTATTTGTTGATACGTAATATCTTTTACAATCGGTAGTATTGTTTGTTGTATAAATATTATCTATTGATAAACTATCACCAGGAGTGGCTGTAGAATCGCCTTTACGAACATAATGATAATTATTTTGGGCGTATGTTTTATTTCTACTATTTAAATATTGTCTTGTGTCGGTATAATATTTTTGTTTACCGTTTGATAAATCAAATTCCTTTTTTATCATACCACTGCTTCTTAATCTACGTCTGGCGTTTGTTTCTGGTGTTCCAACAACACATTCCGAAGCACAATAACCTATATTTTGACTCTTATTTGTTGTTAAATTAAAATCCACGATGTTAACTAAACCACTACAACTGATACCAGATGGATTGACGATTGAACCTCCTGGTCTATTTAACTCATTTATAGTTGTTGTGTTACGAGTGGTATTACAATCACCACTTGCGATTTCACGACGATACATCTTTAATGGTAGAGAAGAGAATATGTTATTACCTAATGAATAATCCATATTAGTACCATTTTTTTTAATATGACTTACTATTTGATTAAAAGTATATCCTTTCCAAGGAATTATAGGAATAGAATTCATTGCTATAGTTGACATTAGTATATAATAATATATTATATTATAATAGAAAAAACTGGTAAAATAGAAGATATAATTACTAAACAAGTTAAATATATAATGACTATATGTTTAACGATGAATATTGTATTATATAAAGGAGAATTCAATCTAGAAAATATTAATTTATTAAAAAAGAAGACCAATACAGTGGTGAATGGCACGTTTTCAAAGTTTACATATTCAAATGAATACTTTATAATGAGTGGATTGTATTTGGAATTTAAAATCCATAATATGAAAATAAAAGATGATAATAAATCGATAAATATTAATTATCAACCATATGATACTGAAAATATAGATTATTTACAATACATTTCGAATGTTGAATTGAGATTATTAGATTACTACAATAAAATTCATAATATCAATAAAAAATCTGTTAATATTTTATCAAAGAAATTGTATTCTGGTAACCTGAAAGTAAATATATTCGATTGTAAAGACATAATTAATGTGATAACAATAAAAATTTCTGGAATTTGGGAAACTGAAAATGAAGTTGGATTAGCCATAAAGTTAATATATAACGTAAATTATTAGAACATCATACCTGTTCTTCTGGTTGTAGTGCGTAAAGTGTAAGATGTATTTGTAACATTTGGCTTATTTTCTAAAGAAAAATTATTTACATTTACAATATTATCTTCTTCATTGATTGTATAATTTAATTGATAAATAGTATTGAATCCATCAACTCTAGGTATATTATATTTTGAAGGGATTCTATTTTCCAAACTTGTGTTATCATTTAACTTGAGAATATGCCCGTCTTTAAAATTAAAAAATTGCGAATAATCTATATTTAATTTTTGGGCTAGAGCTCTAGTTTGAAATATGATATCTTCATATCCCCATTCCCATACATTTGGAAATCCTTTTGTTTTTTCAAAATCACTCGCCTTTATGGAAAATATTCCACCAAGTGCGTATTTAAAACCATAAAAATGTTTGATTACTCCTTCAGTAGTTTCATAATTGATAGTTGTTTTGTTATATGGCATTACATCTACATCATTAAAAACGAGTGTCATATTTTTATAAAGAGTGGGATATTGATTTTTAACAATAGAAAACCCAATGTTTTTCATAGCACCTCTATTAAATTCTCGTGTATCGTTTTGTTGTATGTAATATATTTTATAATAAGAATCGGGGAAATCTTCTAATATTTTTAACATATGTGCGGCAAAAAAGGAACGTTGTTGGCTTCTATCACGATAAGGAACAATAAAGATTAATTTGGGAGCATTTAATTTAAATCTTATTCTTGCTTTTTCTACACGTTCTTTTCGTTCGTCAATTTTAACTTCAGAAATAGTTACTGGTTCTGCTTTTATAGTTTCTTCTGTTTTTATAACGGCTTTCTCTACTTTTTCTTCTTCTTCATCATCGGAATTAATAACATCATCATGGTTTGCCATATTATAAATAAAGTCTTCCATAGACATATTTGATTTATTTTGCGGTAACGATGGTTCAGGTTCGAGTGCTGGTGCTGGTTCGGGTTCTGGTTCTGGTTCTGGTTCGGGTTCTGGTGCTGGTTCGGGTTCAGGTGCTGTCTCGGGTTCGTCTTCGTCTTCTGAATTAATAACATCATCGTGATTAGCCATATTATAAATAAAGTCTTCCATCGACATATTTGATTTATTTTGTGTTGTGGTAGTAACTGGTGGTTCTTGTTTTATAGTTGCAACTGGTGGTTCATCTTCATCATCAGAATTTATTACTAAATCACGTAATCGCTGTTGTTCTTGTGTTAATTTAGATTCCTTACTGTATAATAATTTCTCAATGTAACTATTCATTATGTAGTGTATTTATATATTACAATCCTAAAATATAATTGTTATATATATTATTTATTTAAACGCATATTGTAGTGTTTCTATAAATCCTTTATATTCGGGACTAGATTCTTTACATTTGGGTTTTCCAAATAAAAATTTACTGTAATTAAACCCAGTTACTCCATATTCTATCTTCTTTTCACCCAAATAATGAATAAAACCTATAATGGTAATTGGTATGGAAGTAAAGAATAGATATTTTTGCGTGTCTTTTATCGTCTCTATTTTTTCAGTAATATTTTGTGTTGGCATTTTATCGTCATCTTCTGGACTTACTGTATTGTCACCTATCTTATTACGGTTAATTTGATTTTCAGATTCAATTTGACTTAAATATATTTGAAGGACGTAAATAATCGCAAACATACCAAATACCAAAAACCAAACTACATAATTCAATTTGGATAAAAACATAAAAAATCCATAAAACAAAACAGAAATATAAACAAAGTTGGTAGATGTATATAGATTTGGACGAGTTAAGACAACAAAAAACATTAATGATAAAAATCCTAAGATATGTTTTACAATCATGTTATTTGAAAAAACTGTCTGTACTCTACAAGGAAATATTTCACCTAAATAGTTTGCTGACATTAATACTGATAATATGATAAAAGGGTTCGTAAATTCAGGGTCAAAATTATTTAAAATATCAAACATTATTCCTATATAGTAAATACATAAAAAACATACTTTATTGTGTAATTGTAACTTATGCGTATTTCTTTAATATTGCGTGTGGTATTAACGTATCACTAATAACATCTAATTTTTTAAAACATTTATTGATAGTTACTTCACTTACACCAGAAACTATCTTAATATCGTTTTTTGATATATTCAAATTACAACTTTGAGAAATCAAATAAATAATACCAGCAGAAATAGCGTGAGGAATATTGTCAGTAATGACATCATTTTTTTCTATTTTCAAAGCAACGAATTTGCATAACATTGTCAATTCACCATTAATATTTAATTTACTGCAATATCTTTCTATAAATGAACTAGGAAGTGTAGCACATAGTTCAGTTTGTTTTGATGGTTCAATACTTCTTTCTATATTATGTAAAATATTCACTGCCATAGAACAACCATTTGTAGCACTTGTTTTATCTAATTTAAATATTTCGGCTATTTCGTGTGCGGTTCGAGGACAACCATTCAAACGACAAGATATATAAATTGATGCTGCTTTGATTCCATCACGATTCATTCCACGAAACATTTTTTGTTCCGAAATATCTTTATAATTAATCATTGCGTGGTCTATAAATATACGTGGGATACCCGCATTTTGAGCCATAATGGTGATAAATTGAAATTCTTCATACAATGATTTTTCACGATGTGGCATAGATTGCCATTCAGTCCACTTACGTATTTTTTTCATTTCATATGATGATTTACTATTGCATATTACCTTACATCCAAATGAAGATTCTACTAATAATGGGTTTATTGGATTACCACAACGAGTAGGGTCTTTTGCGTTTTTATCTTCAGAACCGTAAAATCTCCATTCTGGAGAATAATCCAATGTATCTTTGTATATAACACCACAACCAGGACCAGTACAAGTTGGAAATCCATCTTCCATAATCATTAAAGGTGAATTACAAATATTACAAACTTCGGCGTCTTTAGCATACACACATTCAATCCGTTCCTTTTTTACTTCATTTTGCGAATCATATACATCCTTTTTATCATTATCATAAATATCCCATAATTTAGATTTATCGTAATTAGAACGATTTAGTTTTTTCTTTTGGGTTTTTTGTTTGTTTGTATTTTTCGCTAAATTAATATCATTTTGTTCTTTTAACGCAATACAAACTGTATCAGACATTAGTTTGTAATGATATTAATTAATGTAAAATTATACGCAATTTATTTATTCGTTATTTTATTTATTTATTTTCAATTTTATATAGGTGTATTATAATATAATGGACGCAATAAAAGGAATAGCACAAGAACAATTAGGAAGTATAAAAGAAGGTATAACTTCCGCAGCAGCAGAAAATAATGCAAAAGTAGCAAAGGAAGAAGCGGTTACATTGGGTGAAAAAATAGCACATCATACTTGTGATGAATTAAATAAAAAAATACCTACTATTATATCGGATATTACCAGTAAAATTATAGATCAATTAAAAGATAGAATAGATAGCGAAACATTTACTACTGACTTTATTAACGTTTTACAAACAAAGTTATTAGAAGATAAAACTTATTCGGAACCATTTTTAGCAAAATTTGATACTTTATTTGATACTATAATTAAAGAAGCTAAAATTAGACACGATAAGAAAGAATTCGAAAAGGAACAAAATACACCGAACCCAATGATCGGTAGTGGTTGTCATAAGAAAACCAGAAAAGGTGGTAAAAAGACATTTAAAAAAACCAAAAAGGTTCGTTTTTTATGAGAACTTGACCTTTTTCTCTAATTTTTCAAGCATTTCTGGTTTGTATACTAAAGCACCAGTAGGCTTATACTCACTAGTATCATTATACTCACGTTGAGGTTTTTGTAAATTATTTGGACCAGTATTAAATAATTTGCTATTTATATCATCATCATCTTCCTCATCTTCTTTTTTGACAATATTACCTTTTTCGTCTATAACCATTCCTGTTTTTTTTCTAATTTCAGTTCTTACATATGATGGTATCCAATTTTTCCAACTTATAAATAGTGTTCCAGGATGAATATATCTAACGTGAAATCCATTCTCCTCTAATTGTGCTACTAAATAACCAATACAATCACCTTGTTTATATACAGGTTCTCCAAATATATATTCTGGAACTTGGAAAAAAATGTGTGTATCACCTTTTTTTTGTCTCGATGTAAATTTAATACGTGTATGAACTCTATTTAATAATTTATTATACAGGTTTCGTTCTTTTATATCACGTTGCTGTTTCTTTTCAAATAGTTCGTCAATATCCATTTTATTTAGATTATCATCTTCATCTGTATGAATAAATATAGACATTTTTATAAATATACAACTATTCAGAAATTATATAGATATTTATTACGTATTATAAGAAATAATGAATTGTAGAAATGTTATAAAGCATATTGTATGTTCTGGTGGTGGAGTAACCGGATTTTCTTTTTATGGTATGTTAAAGGAATGTTATAATAGAAATATGTGGAAATTAGAAAATATAGAAACCATTTACGGAACTTCGATTGGTTCCATATTTGCGGTTATATTAGCATTGAATTACGATTGGAATACACTCGATGATTACCTTATAAAAAGACCTTGGCAGAATGTTTTTAAATTTGATTTATATTCCATATTGGATTCTCTTCAAAAACGAGGAATATTTGATAAAAAAACAATACAAGAATTATTAACCCCTTTATTTTTAGGTAAAGATATACCAATCCATATTACCATGAAGGAGTTTTATGAAATGACTAATATTGAAATTCATATATTTACAGCGGAAATAACCCATTTCGAATTAGTGGATATATCATATAAAAGTCATCCAGATTGGACTATAATAGATGCTGTATATAGTTCTTGTTCCATACCCATTATATTTTCCCCTCTTTTGAAAGATTCAAAATGTTATTGTGATGGTGGGTTATTATTAAATTATCCATTAGATAAATGTATTGAAAATGGTGCCAATATTAATGAAGTTATAGGTATTTCTAGTGATTTAAATACCAATATTGATAACGTAATGAATGAAAAATCCACACTTTTTGATTATATTATTGTTTTGATTAAAAAAATTATATCTGTATTTTTACCAAAACAAAAAAATGTAATTCCCAATGATTTTAAAATAAAGTCTCACGAAATATCCATATATGATATTATATCCACTACAAGTGAAATGAATGAAAGAATCAAATTAATAGATAAAGGTATTGATGTGATTTCAAATATATTCACATCAACTGAAATAAATCTAATGAGTAAAGAAGACAAATTACTCCATTAACATAGAATTTACGAAATGCTCTAGTGTAGTAGCGGAAATTTTAGAATCGAATTCAATGGTGTTCTTATCTTTTACCATCTTTACAGTAGGATAAGATTCTATGTTATATTTATTCATCATATTTTGAACGTCACTGCTTTCACTAGTGCAATCAATATCAGAACATTTTACTATATATCCATTTACTTCTTTATTATTATATTGTTTTTTGAAGTTTTCCCATTCAGGCATAGCTTTTTTACAATGGGGACACCAGTCTACGTGGAATAACATAATGCTAACCTCTTTATTTCTGCGAGGAGCATTTGGAACATCGGAAAATTTGTTTTCATTTTTCTTTACGAAATAATTGTTATAACCATACATAGCTGCGTATCCAAAAATAATAAGAGCAATTATTCCTACTATATATTTATAGTAAGGGCTAACGATTTTCTTTACCACTTCAATCAATCCAGGCATTATATAATATAACCATACTTTTTAGTTTGTAAAATAATAACGAATAATCACCTTAAATTTAGTAAATAATATTTTGTCTATATTTTATAACTTAATATGGGTAAAAATAAAACTATTAAACATAAGAAGATATATTCACTAAATGATTATAACAGCGGAGACGGTATGTTAACCAGTGTATGGGGTCCAGCATTATGGCATACTTTGCATACAATAAGCTTCAATTATCCTGTAAATCCAACCAAGAATGATAAACACAATTATCGTAATTATATATTAAATTTAAAATATGTATTACCTTGCGGTAAATGCAGAAAAAACTTAATTCAAAATTTTAAACATTTACCACTCCGAATGAAACATATGAAATCACGCGAAACCTTTTCAAAGTATATGTACGATTTACACGAACTTATAAACACAATGTTAGGAAAAGAATCCGGATTAACATATGAAATGGTTAGAGAACGTTACGAACATTTCCGAGCTAGATGTAGTATTTCTTTTAAAGAGTTGAAACCAGATGTAAAAACCAGAAAACGAAAGGAAAAAGGTTGCACTGAACCGTTATATGGAGAGAAATCGAAATGTGTTATTAAAATAATACCAAATAATGATAAAGAAGCTACTTTCCAGATTGATGAAAAATGTGTTAAGAAGATATTGGATTGATGATATATTTAGTAATTTGTAATATATCATCTTGATAGCGGAAATATATTTTAAATTATATATACGATTAAATATAAGAATGTCAGACAATTTACTAGAAAAAGAAATTACTACTAACAAAAATAAAAAACAAAAGTATATTCCTTTTTGGGGAGAAGACCCTAATGTCCTTTTTACACCCAAGTATTTAATGGAATTCTTTCCTACTGAAAATATGACATACGAACAAAAATTAAACTCTATCACCAGAACCGTAATTATATTAACCATTATAAGTATTGTAATTTACGGAGGAATTCGCCATTTTATCATTGGTCTCATTACTATGGCTTCTATTTTTATCCTTCATCATTATCATCAAAAAGAACAGAAGAAGGTTGAATCAAAAAAGGTTGTTGAAGAAGTAAAAGAGAGCTTTGAGAACCCAGCAATTGATTATTTAACACAAGAAGGTGAGGAAATACCTAATGACCTTTTTTCTGAACCTGAACCCAGCAACCCTTTTGGTAATGTTATGATGACTGATTATGATTATAATCCTAACAAAAAACCTGCTCCAGCTGCATTTAACCAAAATGTGAATGATAAAATATTGAATAATGCCAAGAAAATGGTTAGTGAAGCTAACCCCGACCAACCAGATATAGCTGATAAGTTATTCAAAGATTTAGGAGACCAATATGTTTTCGAACAATCGTTACGTCCATTTCATTCAAATCCTAGCACTACTATTCCTAACGACCAACAAGCATTTAGTGAATTTTGTTATGGTAGTATGATTTCTTGTAAAGAGGGTAATAACTTTGCTTGTGCTAGAAACTTATCTAGACATACTAATTATTAATTTTTATAATTTCAATATAATAATTATTACCTTATATTGAAATTCATTCTCTATCTATAATATAAATACAAGATGTCCACAGTTAGTCCTTATTTGTTTAATAATACCGATCGTATTGGTTCTGATAAAACCGACCAAACTCAAAATAACGTCCATAATACTAGATATGCTAATCATAATTTAGCAAGTTTTTTCAGTGAAAATACTTCTAACGAGCATGTTAAATTTGCCGTCCAACAACCTACTATGATGTTTAGTGGAAATACCCACGGTAATGGTTTGAATGGTAGTGTCGTTGATAATGAATCCACTTTGTTTATGAAAGCCGAACAAACAACACCTTTTGAAAAATTACAATTATTTCAGCGTCCTTTTGCTACTGTCCCTTACCTAGGACGTGGTAGCTGTGACCCTGCTCTTGAATCTCAACTTCAGCACGGTGAAGTTGTTGCTGGAAAGAAGAGCGTATCTACCATTATGGATAAATCTTTCTCCCAGTATCAACTATATCCTACTGATGATAAGATGGAAGAGCGTGTAAAAGATGCTTCTTACACTGTAGAGGAGGCTGCCCTAGATGGATGGGTTCGTGGAGGTCAATCTACACGCGAAATGTCTAATGATGAAATCATGCAGCACTCTAACCGTCCTAATGGAAATTTTTAAATAATTGACGTAATATTCATATAGTATATTTCATACTATATGAGTTTTTGATTCTTATGCGATACATTTTAATTTTGTAAAGTCCATGTTGATTGATACAAACTTTATAATAAATGGTATAATCTAATAATCAATATGTATCCAATCATCTAAGAATAGTTTACGATTTGTAATATCTGTATCTTTAAATACTATAACCTTTTTATTAACAGTATTACATAAGTAGGCTATCCATAAGTGAAATGTGCTTTCACTTAGAATAAAATGAGAACACATTCTACCTAAATATATTTGGGTTATATCATCTTCAACTACTTGTGTAGCAGGGTATATGTTTTGTAAATCAAATATTTCCCAAGCATTATCTACATCAGATATAATAAATAAATTTTCAATATTTACACCTATACCTTTTAATGTTTCTAATGCTTTGATATATGAATTACGAGTCAATTTCTTCATATGTTTGAAATCATCTCCTATACGAACACCAATCATAACACTATTTTCAAGATTTTTATACTTTGATTTAATATAATTATTTCTTATGGGGTCATTCAGATGTAAATATTCTGGTATTTTATGTATATATTCTTTAAATAACCCAATATTTTGACAATAACCTTTAATTATTATATCTGATGAAGGGATTACAATATTGTCGGTATAATCATTTACTAATTCAATTGCTGAATTGTTCGCTGTATCATAATAATCAAATTTTGAAAATATAGTTTTATCATATGTAATATATTCGTTTGAAATCGGATCATTACTTAGCTTTATTCGGTTAAATATAATGGATGTGCCATACTTTATTTCATAACTACCCGACTTTAAAAATATATCTAAATTGTATTTTTCTTTATAACCAATTGCTGTTGCAATTTGAAATAATGTGTTACCTAATCCAGCTATACCATCTAAATAAACATTATAGTTTTTTTTTTGAATAATACATAGTTTATTATCATATATGTTAATACTTTTAATATTATCTTGTATATACATTAATTCGTCTCCTTTAATAAAATGTGAGTCAATATTTTGATTTTGTATATTCTTCAAGAAATTGAGAGTGGAATATTTTCGATTATTGTTTGGAACATCTAGAAATCCGTCCCATTCGGATGTATGTAAATCTTCTATAATATAATAACCATTTGGTTTTAATTTTTTAAACAAATATTTTAATGATAATTGTTGATGACTCATTTTATGTCCTCCATCATCTATAATAATATCTAAATCAAATGTAATATTTTCATTTAAAAATTTTTCATCAGTTTGGTCTCCTATAAATGCTGTTATTCTATCAAAATTATATGTTTTATTTATATTGTTGTTTAAAAACACCGGGTCAGAAAAATTATCAATTCCGTATATTTTTGAATATTTAAAATAATCGCACCACATTAAATGGCTCCACCCTTCACGAATGCCAATTTCTAATACATTCAATCGTTTATCTTTTATATTATAAAATATATTTTCATAATGTCTAGTATAATTGTGTGATAATTTATCAGTTCCATACTTTTTTGCTAAAAAGTCTAGGCTAATATATTGAATTGAATAAAAGTCTTTAAGGTATATATCATAATCTAGTGGTAAATTGTCATTATCTTCAATTGGAACATATATTATGCTATTATTCTCTCTATCAAATAAATCCTTTCCATTTTTTATTCGTTCGCTTATTAGTTCTTCATTTGTAAATTTATTATGGTTGTATTCTTGATGAGTAAAATTTTCTAATTTATTTTTTATGAATTTTTCATTTCCAAAATAACTTAAATGCCAACCTGCGTTTTTAATAACCGGACAATCATAAAACCGTATATCCTCACAACATATATTCAGTTCTTTATATTTGTTAAATGTAAGTATTTTGGTATGATACCATTTATGATTCATCTTACAATTTAAATTATAATAATAAAAATCCAATTCAATTATATTAATATCTACTATAATTTTGTCATTTTTTATTAGTTCTAATGTTTTTGGATTAGGAATTTCATCTAGATCCGCAATTATAATAATATCATTATTGTTAAGTTCTAATTTATTTATTCCTCGCGAAATACAATTTCGTTGAAAATTTTCATTATTCCATTGTTCGTTTTTACTAATATTTATATTCGGGTATTTATGTGGAAAATCATCGACAATAATGTGTATTATTTTGTGATTGAATTTTTCAAATAAATGTTTATTATCTTGGTAAAATAGTGGTTTTTCTTTACCTACATGAGTATGTGTTGCTTCTACTAATACAAAATAATCCACAATATCATTCAAAATATTTAATCGGTATGTTAGCATATCTAATTCATTATAAAAAATGAAACAATCTATTATTTTTCGTTGAATATGAGAAAAATGATAATTATTAGAAGGATATACATCAATATAATGATTTATTTTTGAATTATGAAGTTCATATACAGATGGATTATTTTGACACAACCAAAATTCAGCATCACATCGATTTACATTTTCTGTTTTTTCAATTAAAGAAGGTAATTTAGATACATATTGTGAATTAGCCCACCAAAAATTTCCACTAAAATGTTTTGGACTTCTTATATTCATTCGTTCATCATAATAATTACAACCAACCGCTTGAAATCCTTCTTGTAATTTTTCAAGACATAATTCAAAACGTTCGACCAAAAAATATAGCATCATATCTATCCAATCATTTTCTTTTTGATTATTATCATCGTAACTAATGCCTTTGCTATGTAAATATAAAATATTACAATTCGTATTTTCTTTAGAAAATTGGCGTATTTTATTGATTGTTGGCATTTCATATAAAGCAGGATTATCTGAATAATTACAAATATTAAATTTATCACCATATGTATTTTCTTTTATAGGAACACCAATATTATTAATGTATATAGTTTCTAGATTATGTATCAACCCTGTTGTTTTAATTTTTTCAATTAAATATTCCAATCTTTTTAACCCTTTATTTTTTAAATGACAACTATGAATATAACATATATTTCTAGGTAAAATACGGTTAATTTTATCAACATTAAAAAAATCTTCATAGTCAATTTGCTTTAAGTTGGGGTATTTATTAACAAATTGTTCGTCCAATTTATAACTTGTTTCTGACAATACGTTAAATCCTGCTTCTAATAATCTATCACAACGAATATGTTCGAATATTAAACTAGTAACTTTCCAAAATCCGTGAATATTTAAAATTGTTTTACATTTTGCTAGTTCTTTATCCCTATCAAGACTCCATCCACCAATTATATTTACAGTAAAATTATGTTCCTTTAAAAAATTAATAATTTTCATTCTTCTAGGTGTAACATCTCCACGCAAAGCTTTTAATATACCAAAATCATATTCCTTTTTTGTATTTTTATGTAAATTAGTTAAAGTTGTAAGTTCATCACTATTACATTTATACGGTAAATATATTTTGTCTTGAATATTTATTTTATTTTCTTTTAATATTTGTAAGTTACTTTTACTATAGTCGTAATATTTCCAATTAGGATATTTATTTAAAACATCTATACTATTGTTTAATCTCAATTGATTATTTAATGGTTCTGTATTAATAAAGCTAAATTCAGTATTTGATAAATTATTTATTATCTCACTATCAAATACTTCATTTGCAAACGTTATTTTATTAGGTGGATTTGTTAATAGTTCTTCTCTATTATTAGTTAAGTAAATGAAATATTCTTCGTGTATGTTATTTAAATTATCAATATATGTTTGGACCATTTCTTTTTTAAAATCCAAAGAACAATAAAACGCCCATTGTTTTTTATCTAATTTTATCTTATTACTCAATTTGACTGGTTTATTTTTCCATATAATTTCATAATAACAGTTATCATTTTTATACATCATATGAAAAAAATTTACTAATTCTTCTTCAGAACAATCTTTATAACTATAGCATTTCATTCTATAAAATCCTAGTGAATTTAATTTATTCCATACTTCTGGTAGTGTCAATTTATTACTCAAAAATAAGAAGTCATTTTTATCATTATTATGTAGTTCTTTTAATCTATCATTATCAATCGCATCATTAATAATGCAATATTGTTTATTATAATCCATGTTAATTCTAGAATTCATTCTTTTATGTTGATATTCAGGTCCTCGTTTCCAAATATCAGAATGATGTGTAATGTAAATTGGATTTTCATAAGCATCCAACTGTTTCATTTTATCATGAACACCATACTTTTCATAGAACATAGGACTAATGTAAACGGGTCCAATACGATTAATTTCAGCATTTCGAATTGTTGAAAAGTTATTACCTTTATCATTCATATATTGAATATATTGTGCTTTATTATTTTTTACAACTTTGTATTTACTACAACAGGTCCTAAGGAGGATTTCATAATCATCACATATTGGCAAAAATTCCGAATAACTTTCTAATTCCATTAAAACAGAACGTTTCCAAATACGTGGATGATTCGGTAAGCACGTTAAATGACTTAATGTAATATTATTAATATTTGGAGTGTTATAAACATATCCCCAATAATTATTTATACATTCACTATAATATCCACTATAACCTTTACAAAGATTTTCACCATACATAGCATTTTGTCCGTTACGAAATAAATTAATAGTATCACCGTATACAAAACCGACTTCTGGGTCCGATTCGAAAATATGGAAAGAATCTGATAAACAATCTTTTAATATTTCATCATCATGGTCCATTTCTAATATGTATTTACCACGACACAATGATATAACTTCATTTTTTACATTACCGATGTTCCCACTATTTTTATCTCTTTTATATAATCGAACACGATTATCATTTGCCAATGTTTTTTTAAGAAATGTAAAATGGTCGTCTTCTGGTGTGTCATCCATAATAACCCACTCCCAGTCTTTCAATGTCTGTTTTTTAATAGATTCATACGCAGTGTTAATATATTCATAACTTTTATAACATGTAGTGAATATAGAAAATACAGGTCTGGTGTTTTCTCGGTTATCAATGACGTTTGATATATAACAATAATTTACGTGTTTATTGAATTCTTCTATATTCGATATATCTTGTTTATGAATCCATCTTTTACAAAATCGGGATGGTATATGAGGTAAAATATAATACTGATATTCTTCATAATTACCATATGTAATCAATATGTGATAATTCGGATTATATAGTTTATTTAATTCATTCACATCATTAATTATATGGAAAGAACACATAAACGCATCTTTATTACTTTCTATAAAATTATCTATTGATGCATATTTATAATGACGAAAAAATAAAATATACGGATATCTAGAATTAGACATATGTTATATTACACAACTACCGCTTTAATTACATTTGAAACAATAATCTATTTGGTTATTTGATACCGATAATACCGGATTTTGAACGAATTCGTTATATTTCAAATATTCACATATTTCAATAAATAGGTCTTTAATATTTACATTATAATTATAGTAATGCAGCAACATTAGAAAAGTGTTTGTTAATACACCTACCTTCTTTTGTAAAAAAACATTGTATTTTTCCATACTCAATTGGGTATCTTCCGAACCACTAAGAGCATAAATGTGTTTATTGATTACGTTGTTGTTTATATTTATTAATGATAAACTCTTACTATCATTCGCATAATGATACGACCAAGGTAAATCGCATATACTTCCACTATGACAACAATCTAATAGCAAGAACAAATTACATTTCACATTTTTTATTATAGCGTATATTTCATCATCTAATATTACACCTTTCGTTTGGAAATCATATGGTATCATAACACTATCTATGTTTGTCAATTCATCATTTGAACGGTCTCGTCTAACAGAACCGTGTCCGCTATAATGAAACCATAGCTCGTCTGTTTCTTTGCTGTTGTTTATAAATTCATTTAGATGATGTAATATATTATCATTTGTAGGAATGAAATCATCATCATTTACATCCTCGTGTAGCATAGTTATATTTTCTGTTTCAAATCCCATCTCGTTTATTAACATATCACGCATACGAAAAATATCATCTATGCAACCTGTTAATTCACTACCTTCGATTCCTTTATAATTTATTCCGATTAATAGAGCGATTTTCATAATATTTTATTTGTAGAAAATATTATTTACAAAACAAATAATACAAATGTAATATCACAATTTAAATTATAACCACATTGTATATAAATGGAAAATTCTAGTTCTGCTACTAGTAATATAAAAATTCCATCAGAACAAATATTCAAAATACATTATCTTGATTATAGTGGCACTGAAAATAAGATAATTCTTTTTGCCAATAGCAATCAACCTTTCAATTTAAATGAAATCTTTAGCGAAGATGAGATAGTAAATATCAATCTAAAGAATATTGAGGTGGTGTTTTCGTCACAACAAATTTATACAGATGATACAATACGAACTATTAAAAAGAAAATTATAACAGAAATTGGCAAAAATGTAATTTCGTATCCAGAATTGTATCTTTTTTCGAAAGTAGATAGCGACGCAACATTATTTCAAATATATACTTCTATTACACGTGATAATAAAATCCCATTTACACATGTTATGCTAGGACAATTATTAACCAATTTAGGTATTGACGATAAGGAAATCCTTGATAAAATACCTATACAAGACAGTTATACATATATTGATTTAACCAAATATTTATCTGATTTTGACGGAAAACAAGAATTATGGAAACCGGTCGGACCCAAATTCACAAATAACAATATTGATTATTTGTTCCAGGCAAATCCATATAATATATTAAATGCCGATAATAATCCTTTCTATCCTTCCAATGAAAATCCTCTTATTTCTTTTGAGAACAATGTTTTATTGTCATATGGAGATTTGATGAAAAATGTCATTTATGCAACTTCTGTGTCTGATGTTCTCGAATATGCCAAAACAATTCAATTAGATGATGAATATGTAATACCTTTATATTTTCCATTGTTAGAAAAATCCAATGTCTTTACTGGAAATGATGTCGTTCAAAACAAACAAAAATTATTAGCCGAGAACGATAAACTTTATGATAAGAGTTTTATAAAAGTCGAAGAAAATTTACATACGGTTTATGACTTATATAATAACAACTCTCGGGATGATATCAAATATTCTCAAAATGGCATACAATTTGTGGATTTTACAATTCATCCCCAATCCAAAATAAAACTACCTTTGGATGTTTTATTCAAAAATATGCACGCTACAAAGAAGATTCCTTTTATCAAATACAACCCTGGAGCCAGATTTGAAAAAATGTATAGAGCATATTCGGAAGATATTACGAAAACAGGACAACAAATTCCGTTTTTATCAAAATCGAATGTTATGAACTATTCCAAAAATATTGGTAAGGTATTACAGATTTCATTAGTCGTTCAGAGTTCTCTCCAAAATAAGGTCTTTGATGTAATTATTAGTATCAATCAAAACGGAAATATTGATGTATTATGTGATTTTTCATTAAAAGAATTGGAAACTCCTAGAAATATTACTATGTTTGCATTACCAAGTGTCACTGAATTGGAAAACTATTTAAAAGATATTGTTAATGATACTATTGAAACATTAAATACCTATATAAGTAATCTTGGTTATAAATTACAAATGTTTTCCAGTTTTAATCATAATAATGTTGAAATCAAAAATATTCATTATAAATTATGGTCTCCTCTAACGCAAAATATTTCTCTTAATGAGAACTATCCTTGTCTTACCAATATGTTTGAAATTCAGGAAGTTGAAAAAGACGCTATTCAAATGAGGTTCAAACGTGTGAATAATTATACCCAGATGAATGCTATCAATTCTATGATTACGGAAACCTATAAACGTTCTAATAATGAAAGAGAAGTTGTAAATGCACTGATGATGAATTACGACCTTACCGAACAACAAGCACTTCTTGAATTTACCAAGTATTTAAATGATTTTACTCAAATTAACGGTCAATATGTAAATAAAAATATTGATATTGTAGAAAGTCCTGGCTTTTCTGTTGAATTGGGTAAGTTACAAACTGGGCTTATACTACATATCGATGTTACCCAAATTACAGATATACGTTATATTGGGTTATTAAATATATATTTTGAAAGTTTCTTGCGGGTTTCACAAAATATTGGAACAAAGGGTATAAGCAAAACTAGAATCAACCAATTATGTTCTAAAAAATATGACAGTGTAAAAGAACCTACTATTGAGAACATTATTATACCTAATCAAAAAATTGTGAATCCCATAGTTGATACTGAAAATATTGACATAGAAGAAGACGACGATGAAGATGAAGATGATGAAGATGGTATTTTATTTATGGATGATGATGAAGACGACGACGAAGACGAAGATGATGAAGTCGATTATGACGCTGAAGGAGGAGCTAAATTAAAATCAAAATCGAAAGCAAAAATTACTGACCCCAGAAAATATTTATTTGATAAACTGAAAATGTTAGAACCCGATTTAATACTATCTAAACCTATGGGTAATTATAAAGCATTTTCACGTGCTTGTCCGAGTAATATTATGAGACAACCTGTTATTCTTACCAATGAAGAAAAGACACAAATCGATAAAAAAAATAGAAACGCATACAATTATGCCCTTCGATATGGCTCAAATAAGGAAAATCCTCATTGGTTCATATGCCCTCGTTATTGGTGTTTAGACAATAATCAACCTCTGACTAAAACACAAGTCGATTCGGGTGTATGTTCTGAAAATGTATTCGAATTTACTGACCCAAGATACCACGTCGATAAAGATGGCAAATACGTTCATCATAAACCCGGATTTTTACCTAATGATACGCACCCGAAATACGGTGTTCCTTGTTGCTTCAGTAAAGATTGGAACTCTTCCCAGTTAGAAGAACGTAGAACTAAATGGGGAATAACAAATAACGATATTGATTTACCAAAAGGCACTAATTGGGAAGAAATTATAGATGGCACTCAAACCGAACTAACCGGTGTTATTGAAGCAAAAGATGAAACTATCGCCGAACAAACTTTAAAATCGCAAAAACAAGTTGCTCGTGATATAACCACTATTAAATACTTTTCTAATTTATCCTTATTTGAAACACCTGGTTCATGGGTTTTCTTACCTCGTTCCGTTCAATTGTTTATGGACGTGAATTATCAAAATGTTCTTATGCCCGAAAATCAACAAAAAATCAAGAACAATCAAATTGCATATTTACTATATACGGTTGAACGTAAATATAAACAATCATTTATTGGCTGTCTGGCTACAATATATGCTGATATGCGTAATGTCTCCTTGCCGTCTATTAATGAAATGAGAAACATTATTGCAGATTCTATTACATTAGATATGTTTTTACAATATCATAATGGTTCCTTAGTTTCTACATTCCAACCAAAACGATTCCGTGTCAATAATGATTTCTTAAATCAACATCATAATAGCTTGTTTTATCAATCATTAGATGAGGAAAGCGAACAACAAATGGATTTTTACGAATCCACTGTCGCTTCCTTTCAGAAATTTTTAGAGTATTTACGTGATGATGATTCCTGGATTGATTACGTTTATTTGTGGGATATTATTACAATGCCGAATCCTGGGTTATTTACAGAAGGTTTGAATCTCGTTATTTTAAGCGTTACTGACAATGATATTACTGATAATGTTGAAGTTATATGTCCTACTAACTCCTATAATTCTAAAATATTCAATAAGGATAAAAATACACTCATACTGGTGGAGCAAAATGAATATTATGCTATTGTATCTCAATATGATAACACGGAAAACAATAGTATTAAACGAACTTCTACATTCAAATATGAAACGAACTTACCTCAAATTAAACAAATTATGAAAAAAATACAAAATACTAATAAATATTGTAAACCTCTACCAAGTATGCCAAAAGAGTATAAATATAAACAAAATCTTACGGCTAACAATATACTCGATATTTTAAACCAACACGATTTTATAGTTGATTATCAAATATCTAATTATCGGGGTAAGAATATCGGATTTATGATAAGAATTTCAGACGAAAATACCAACACTCTTTTTATTCCTTCTTCTCCTTCATCTATTGTTGATAATATAAAAGTCAAGTATATGGATAATATTGACTGGAACGATTACGTTACCACCCGAGATCTTCTTACTCAAATTAGTGAAAACACAGAAGGCAGGATTTTATGTAAACCATTGTTAAAAATTGTCGAAGATGAACTTATTGTAGGTATATTAACCGAAACAAACCAAGTTTTACAAATTAATCCTCCTATTCCAAATGACATTGATGATGGTATTGATATTATTAAGGTAAAAGGATATAATGACTATTATAAAGCGGATAAACAAATTCAAACGGTAAAATATGAGGATAAACAGCGATATGAGGTTGTTCGTAATATTCGTCTTGAAACCCAGTTTTATTCCTCTTTTAAAACTACTATTCGCATACTTTTAAATGACCCTTCTTATATTACGTTACGAGACCAGCTATTGGAAGTTATTAATAATAATCGCTACTTATATCGTATTAAACTCCAAAAAATAGAAATATTAATCAAACATCTTGTTCGTAATACGGTATCTTTTGATGATATTGATGAGAATGTATTAAAGAGTATTGAGAACGTGGATACATGCAGTAATAATAAAACACCCTATTGTATTGTTAAGAACAATAATTATCAACTTAGTATTCCTAGTAAAAATTTAATCACTGGTATTGATAATGAAAAATTATATTTTGCTCGAATTGCTGATGAACTTGTTCGTTATAAACGTGTTCGTTTGTTTATGATGGAGCCTAAAAAGTATTTAAATATCGGAACTGTTGATTATAAGGTCAATCCAGACGAGGTTATTTTATTACAGTCTGTTTTAACCGACGAATATTGGGAAAATATGGAACCTTTCTATATGAATTCATACATTAGCAATCTTAACTATGATAATGCCGACCCAAATGTATCACAAAAATATTCCTCCGAAGTCTCATTAAAACAACAAGACGATGCTGAACCTGAAGGGAATAAAAAAGAAACCGGTATGTTATGTATTAAAGAGGAAAAAAATGAAGTTATTGGAAATAATAACAGCAAATGGAAGAAAATATTCCCTTCCGATTCAAGAGAAACTATTTTTACTTGTTCTCGTGTTTGTGGTTATAATTTAATTAAAAGCATATACAATACTCATTTTAATCAAAATATCACGATTGATACATTGAAAAACACTCTTATTTCACAATATAACCACTACATCGGACAACATAAATCTAAAATATTCAATATTTTACGGAAACAAAATGGTAAAAACACTATGATAAAACGTGTGGAACAAAATAAAATGACTTTGGAGGATTTGATTATTAGTGAAGAATATTATATAACTAATCTTGATATGTGGGTTTTGGCATCTTATTACAAATTACCTATTATGTTATTTTCCCAATCACCTCTTGAAAATTTACATTTGAATGTTGATTGGGTACTATTCGGGGGTAATTACGAAAAAGACAAAATCTTTTTTATTCGTAGTCCCGCTATATCTACTACGTGTCCGGAATATAAAATGGTAACACCCGAACGACCTTTATACGATTTGAATGGGTTTGTTGATGTTTTTGAAAATCCAGAAAATTATATTAATAACATTATGGATTTTGAAAGTTATTTGAATCAAGTTTCTTTAGTTTTTGAGTAGAAATATATAATATTTTGTTGTTGAATATTTTGTGGGGTTTGAAAAGAATATAATAAAAAATATAGAATATTTTATTATATGAGTTGTTATGGTAATAAATCAAATATCTTATGTAAAATATTGAAAAATAATTACACTTCCTTTAGCACCTGATGTACCTCCTACTCCATAGTCATTCGGTGTATCTCCTCTTCCACCTGATCCTCCATGTCCTGAACCATCACCTGTACCAGTGAGTTGTCCTAAATTAAACGTATAATTACCATTTTCTAAAGTACCACCAGAACCACCTTGATAAACACCCTGTGATGGATCATACCAATATGTACCACCATTACCTGTACCAGATTGATTCGATATAAAAGTACCACCATTTATATGTTTAGAACCTGTTCCGCCGTCACCACCATCATCATATCTTATACCTTTTCCTCCTCCGGTTGCTTTTACAATTGTTGCACTACCACCGCCAGCATACGTATATTTTACTGTAGTTTCACCACCATCACTACCTTGTATTCCTGAACCATTACTAGTACGTTTAGCACCACCAGCACCACCACTTCCAATAGTAATGTCTAACATAAGGTTTACTGGGTCTATTTCATTTTGAGTAAAATATCCAAATGCCATACCACCAGCACCACCACCACCACCACCATAATCAACTCCCCCTTGTTGTGCAGAACCACTTTGCCCACCACCACCACCACCAATAGCCAAAATTCCAACTTTGGTCCAGCCTGGTATTAATTTTATATTGTTCGTGCTACTTGTATAAACTTTATAATAAGGCGCAATTCGTTTACCTATATCCATACCATTTATTTTATATTCAATCGGTCCAGCAGCCGCATATGGTGAATTAGTGTATGCTGTATCTAAGGTAGAAGCATTTGTATAATTGTAAGAAGTTAATATTCCTTTACGAAAATATTGTAAGCCAGAGCTATTATTATTATTTTCATTAATTGTATAGCTAGAAAGAAAATCAAGTTGATTTGATGCAGTACCCGTTCTATCTATTGCGAATATATGAGAAGTATTATTCTTAACAACATAGTTAGCAAGATGATTATATACTAAAATTAGCCCTTTATCTGTAGAAAACGTACTTGTATTAGTATTAATAATTGTTTCACTTACGTTTGTGCCTTGATAATAAGGAACATAATCTTTGAATGTGGGGGGCAATTTTAAATAGGCTGGGTTATTTAATGTTGAGACAGAATAAAAAGCATTAATACCAATTGTATTAACTGAATGAGGTATAGATTGAGGACTATCCCAATTTAGAGAATTTTTAAAACACCTATCAGGAATAGTTGTAAAATTTGGATTATATGGTAATTTAAAACTCTTCAAATTGGAACAATTACCAAAAGCCTCATTACCTATTGACGTAACACTATCTGGAAGTGTAATTGATGTTAATGCTGTATTAGAAAAAGCAACATAACCTATTGACGTAACACTATTACCAATTGTAACCGTTGCTAACTGACTAGAAAGATAAAAAGCATAATTACCTATTGATGTAACACTATCCGGAATATCAATAGAAGTCATATTCCAGTTTCCCTTAAATGCATAGTTACCAATTGTCGTAACACTAACTGGAATTATAATGGACGTCAATGCCGAATTATGAAAACAATACTCAGGAATGGTTGTAAAATTATAATTATTAGGCAAAGTACAAGAAGTCATATTCCAGTTTGCAAGAAACGCACTAGTACCAATTGTCGTAACACTATCCGGAATATCAATGGAAGTCAGTCCCGAATGATAAAAACAATTATCAGGAATGGTTGTAAAACTTGTATTATTAGGTAAAGTACAAGAAGTCATATTTGAGGTTCTAAGAAACGCACTATTACCAATTATTATGACACTATCCGGAATATCAATAGAACTCAATCCCGAATATTGAAAACAATTATTGGGAATGGTTGTAAAACTTGTATTATTAGGCAAATCACAAGACGTCATATTAGTGGTTCCGTCAAACGCATTAGTACCAATTATCGTAACACTATCCGGAATAGTAATAGAATTCAACCCCGAACCTTGAAAACAAAACTCAGGAATGGTCGTAAAACTACTATTAGTAGGCAAAGAGCAAGAAGTCATATTAGTGGTTCCGTCAAATGCATTAGTATTAATTGTTGTAACACTATCCGGAATAGTAATGGAAGTCAATCCCGAATTATTAAAACAATAATCAGGAATG